TTCTCTACTGATCTTTGTTTCAAGAATAAAACAATTTTTGCTGTTGATTTTATTGTTGAAAGAAGTAAGTCTTCGAAATCAGCCATTTCATCTATGCCATATTGTTCAGCAAAATCAGCATTGTGCCAATAGAACATGAGCAACAATCTAGACATTCTATCTAAGTTATCAACTAATTCAGGGATGTATTCCTGTACGATAGACTGAGACCTTGAAGTTCTTGTCAGTACTCCAATCATTCCTGGATCAAATACTTGCCTAGAATTACTATCGCTGGCTCTTTGTAAGAAATCTATATCTTCTTTTGTTATTTGATTCCACTGTCCACTATCTAATTCGGTTGCACTAGCTGGGCCAGCACCTGCACTAATCATTTCTTGTCTTGTCGAGTCTTGATTTGAGATAGGTGTACCATCTCTAGCAACTCCACCATTTCCGCTAGGAGTAATAAAAGATGGATAAGCTAATTTATCTGATTTTGGTAAGGCCCACCCAGATATTTTTCGACTCTTGTTTTCGAATATTTCAGAAGCTATTTTTTCTGCGTCTTGCTCTCGCAATCCAGCTCTGCTCATCAAATCAAAAACAACTTCAGACCTATCTCTGAATGACAATGACTGATTACCAAATAAAACAGTTACGTCGAATTTGGCTGTTTTATCTACTGCAACGATTTCTCCTCTTCTTGAGGACAGAAGAGAGTTCAATGTTTTATCGTCTCCTGGTTTGATTTTATCTATATTAGACTTCTCTTGTAATGCGCTGTACTTATCTTTTATTTCTATTAACTTACAGTTTTTAGGGATAAATACTACGTTACCTTTCGTAAACTGAGGTAAGCCGTCCTCTTTGTCTATAACTCGGATAAAAGCCTTTTGTCCCCAGTGTCCACAAAATCCATAATTTCTATTTAATTTTTCAGAACTGGAACTAGACAATAATAAACTATTGTACTGTGGAATGTGATCTTGTTCCACTTCAAGAGTGACCTTACCGCTTTCTTTTATTTTATTTGAAACGGAAAATGGGCCATAGGCTGTGAAATTCTTATCAAGCATGAAATACTTTTTGCGTACTTCTGCAGACTTAGGGTCTGTGCCTGTTTTTTCAATTAATTCAGCTTTGCCGTCTTCATCTAATTTCTCCACTATGCTTGCACCAGACTTATAATAAACTGGATTATGTGCCCACTCTACTGATCCATTATCTGGATCAATGACTACCTGAGTTGCATATCCTGTTCCGCTATTGTCTAAAGTACTAGTGCCCTCGGTAATAGACCTGGGGGCAACAAGAACAATTGCTTTAACTATATCACCGCTATAGTTCAGTATTTCATAGTAGCCTGTCTCAGTTACTTGATTGAATTCTTCTCTGAAGTCTCCAAGATATAAATCGCTTTTTTGGTCTTCGGATCTTTCGTCTTTTATAACGTAGCCATTTTTTATTGTTTTTGTTTTTTCTTCCGTTGACATCTCCATTTTGAGATTCATCAATTCAGCGGATTTAATTAATCTAATAGCCCGATTAGTATCTATATTTTTATAGATATTTTCTGTTTCTTGTGATGCAACTTTGTTATCTTCAAAATCAATCTTTATTTCATCTAATGAGTATATATTAGAAACAGCTTTTAAGATCTCTGGGTTGTCAGTAGCAACTTTTATGAAATGTTTATACATCTCATATCCACCTTGTTTTAATAAAGTTATTAAATCTTTTTCTGGCTCTGCTAGTGCTATTTCTGGATTTATAAAATCGTCTACGGATAGTTCATAAATCTCAGCTGAAGCAGCTTTACTATTTGCGCTAGCTGGTGGTCTTGTAAATATTCTCAAAGAATTGTTCCCTTCTGTGTCGGGAAGAGGAACTTCTTTTGATTCTTGCCCTATGTCTTGTGGGTTCTGGTTTGCAATGTAGTTAACCCAATTTTCGTTGTTTGCAACAAATGTATCTGAGTTCTTTAAGTACATTACTTCAGTACCCTTGACTTTGCCGTTCAAGAAAAACACTGGTATGTAAACCAGTTGTCCACCTATTTTAAAACCCATTATACCTGCAGCTCTTGTGCCATCTTCGTTCTTATCTATTATATCGAATCCTAGATAATACTCCATTAAGTTTGGGTTTTTTTCTGAAATTAAAGATACAGCAATCTCTGATAAATTTTGCTCTATTTGTTGCAATTGATTTGGCATATTTTTAGACAATTATTTTGGACTAAAATTCCATTAAATGAAAGAATTTATTTTTATAATACTCAGTATGTAAAAAAAAGCTAGTACATTTTATATAAAAAGAAAAACCCCATTGGCTAGAAAACTAGCCAAGAGGTGTTTTGATTACTTATCTTTTGATTTATTTGTTAATATGTTTTTACTGTTTCTATTATCTTCAGTGTATCTATCTTTGACTTGTTTTCTAGATATATTGCAAGATCTTCATCAGACCAATATTGAAGTGGAAGACACGATGTAGAATATCCGCAATTTTTCCAGTGTGTGCCTACGCTTTGTGTATGATCTGGCTGTATTGTCATTGCTATGCACACGGCATTTGCAAATCCATTGCTACTTACTTGTGGTAATTTTACAAAAGCTTTTGCAATTTTGTCACCCGCCAAATCTTCTTGCGTTGATACAATTAAACCTTGAGTTAATGTGGCACCACAAGTATCATTTGGGTTTCCACACTGTATGTTAATTATTTTTTGCATTTTTTATTTAATTATGTTTTAGTTAATATTATAGAGAAGTATGTATTTTAATACCTCTACTAATGTATTATGGCCAATTTACATAACTAAATATATGCCCCTAGTACCCAATAACCCCTTTTGGTGGCTTTCCAAATTCTTTCCCGTAAGCTAACCCTGGAAGCGGGTTTGTACCATGTATGTCTGTACTTACATCTCCACTTATTACGTTTTTCTTTAAATTCTTTTGAACGTATGAAGTTCCAAGTTGCGACATCCAATCCTTGTCATATGATGGATTCTCCATTAATCTAACCATTACTGGACTAAATGATGGTTGCTGGTCTGAAACTAATACTTCTTTTTCGTCTAAGTCATTTAGTTGTTTTGCAACGCTTGGAGTAATTCTAGTTCCTATAGTGTAGTGCAACGCTGGTGCCTCTAAATATTTACCAATTGAATTTGATGGATTCCGGTAAATTGAGTTTTCACGAGGTTTATATGTTTTGCTAAAAGAACTATATTCAACTGTATCATCAGGTAGATATCCATCTGTCTCGTCTCCGTCTACAATCTTTACGTGATCAACTACAGCTCTGGTTACTACTTCAGCATTCTTTCTTGATACATTTATTCCATTCTCTTTAAATGTATCTTGTATTTGTTTTAATAGGCTAAGTCTTCCTGCTCCAATGCCCTTTAATCTAACTATGTCTGAGGGGTTCAGCATTCCACTAGATAACCTATCTCCAGCCTCAATTTTATCTCCTCGTTTTACTAGTATTTCATGTTCTGGGGAAATGAAGTGATTTTTTTGTCCAACCGCAATATTGAATCCCCCCTGCGGCAACTCTTCTATCTTGTCTACCGTTCCATCTGATTCAGATAATGAGGCTTTGTCTGGAAAAGTGTCTGGTACTTGAAACAATGAATTGATTGCCTTGAATCCTGTAACTTTTGATGCATTAGCTACGCCAGCTGAGTGCTTGGTTGAAAGCAAAGACTGACTCAACGGCTCTGTTAACGCACTAGCTGCTGCCAGGCCTATCGCATCAGATAATGAAGGAAGTTTGCCCCTCTCCCTGACTCCAGCGCACCTGGAGCAAATGCCGTTACTTGCATTACACGTAATTGCAGACCTTACGGATATTTGTGGTTTGCCAGTTTTTTGTAAATCCTGCAAAACTTTATTTGTTATAATAGTACCAGCACCATATCCATTGACCCCCTTGGCTAAAACAGATCCAATATTTTCTTTATCTAATGTATCTACAGGGATGCCAGATTTAGTTTCGCAATCGTCTTCAGTTACTAAGAGGTCCATAGCTGAAGCATTGATTTGCTTAGCCAAGAATCCCGAGTTTTGCGTAGAGAATTTTGTTGCAATCAATCCAGCCCTAGTTCCATAGCTTGCGGCAAAATATTCAGCTGGGGACATTCCTTCAGTGTACGAACTTTTTATGCCGATTGGAACTGGTCTATTGAATTGATCGGTTACTAGAAAGTCAGCTCCTATATTGCTGTTTAATTGACTTTTATTTCCTCTGGCTCCTGATGCAACCATCTTGGCAAGATTTGACCCCTTCTTGATTGAAGCATCAAATATAAGGTTAGGCATCTTAGAAGAATACTTATCATACATCTTAACTAAGAGGTCTTCTTTTTTCTCCTGCGTTAATGTTTTATCTGAAAAGATTTCATTTTCTCTTTGCGATACTTCCTCTAATAACTTTTTTTTATCTATTGGAGACTCTAGATCTTCCATAGAAAAAGAGCTTCCGGTTTCTACAGCACCCTTAGACCCCAACCTCATTAACTTGAATGATATATCTTTGTATTGCTCTGGTTCTTCTTCCGCAACTCTTTGCAAGACGTTTTTTAATTCCTGGGAACCAATTGGTTGATCATCTGGAATGTCGCTCCTAAACTTATCTGGAACTATAGAATTAAATATTAGCCTCGCAACAGTTGTGGTCATTTCTATATTGTACTGTACTTAAAAATTGCATTCAAGATAGATATAAACGCTATAGTCTATGAAATAATGTATGTATCGCGTTTCTTCCAGGAAGATTCACTTGGAATAGATATTTTGCCATTGTCCCAGGTAACGGTTTTATCTTTGTAAAGTGTTCCCTGCATTTTTCTATTCCTGCTGTAAACCCTGTTTATTGGGGAACTCAAAGAGCCGTCAAAAACGTGTTTAGTTACTGTGCACGTTTCGTTGTTGCAGATTGAAACATCTTCATCGTGATTAAAATTTTCTTTGTAGAACGTCTTATTTACTGCCTTGCCTTTTCTGTCATCCCATACATAAAATTGTTTACATAAAATGTCTCCAGAATCTATTCCAGATGAAAGTATTTTTGATACCTTATCTGGATCACAGTTTAATTGATCTGCTACTGTATCTTTGCAATCCCATCCCTCTGGTGGTGCGTATTTCTTCTTGTTGATGTTGCTTTTGACGCTCTGCCAATTGTTGCAATTTTTATTTTTTTTCATGTGTATTGTGTGTTGTGTTTTTTATTTTTATTAAACAAAAATTGGCCAAGTTCCAGTTCTTCCCCTTTTTGAATCGAACAAGAAGAATGTTTGCTGTGGTGGCTCATATGAAGCTTTAATTTTTAAAGCATATGGACTATAACCTATTAATGATCCATTACTTACCCATTTAGGGTTTTGCTGCATTTGATGCCAGTGCCCAAAGACATCAAGATTTGCTGCTCTACCTTTATTCCATTGAGCTATTGCTTTTTCTACTGGAATGGTCAAACCCCCCACGCCCCCTTGATAAGAAAGCGAATCGCCATGGTGCAGCCTTATGGTCTTGTCGTACACATTTAAATATGTGTGATATCCTGTAGCAACTTGCCACTCTACTCCATCAGTGAATGATTCACTAAGCCACTTATACATCAACCACTCAAAGGAATTTTTTGCTCCAGTAGATATCCTTGATTTTTGAGTTGTTCTACCGTGATTTCCAAAACAACAAGGAATTATAATTTTTTTAAAATTTCCTTTATTCCTTAGTGTATTGATTCCTTTTACTATTTTGTCCTTCACCCACAACAAAGTTTCTACGGGAGACATACTGTTACCCTCGATTAATTCTTCGTGAATGTATCCAGTCATAAAATCCCCAAGAAGAGCTAAAACTAAATTGTCTATGTTTGTTCCAGCTCTTTCAATCTCGGTTAATCTAAGCACGGCTCCAAAAAAATTATCTATTCGATTCTCCGCTATAGTTAGGTTGTATTCATTTAATCCATTTATAGTATCTGGATCTACTGTTTCCTCTGAGTGCCAATCTGAAGCAATAGCGAATGCTGTAGCCTCACCTAGCTTAGACTTAGAGTTAATACGAAATTCTTTGTCTGTATTATTAGATGATGAAATCAGTTTAAATACATCTAACTGTTTTTCTAATGTTTCAATTTTTTGCTCATATAGCTCAAATTGTTTTTTGTTGTTTTGCTCTTTTTTAGCGTAGGATTTTGCAGAAGTTATTCTTTCGATGTGTGCCCATTTTTGTTCGTGTTGTGTCATTTGTTGTTTTTTTCTATTGTGTTGTTTTTTTTGTTGATGAGTGCTTCGGTCTTATTAGTTTTCAACTAATTTTATTCCGAGGCTTTTGACAAAATTAACGAAATCCTCGTTATTGTCTTTTGCTATTACGAAAACAGGACTGTTTGGCATTAATGCAACTAAGCACGCCAATTCGCCTTGCTTGTCTCGTATTTCTATAGTGGTAACCTCCCTTGAGTCAAGTAGAGGTTTACCAAGTGGATTATTTTTTACTATTACTCTAAGAGAGTGATCTTCCATTAAGCTTGTGGAGCAGCTTGTTCTGGTGGCATCTGTTGTTGTTCTTCTGGTGTGCTAGGCTGTGCCGCTTCTGCTTGTTGCGCACCTTGGTCTGCTCCTGACGTAAGTTGTGCCATAAGACCCTCCATCTGGTCAAGTCTTTCTTGCACACTTTTTTTCTTTTCTCCACCTTTGCCGCCCATTTTCATTGCTTGCATTTCTACCGATAATTGCTGCATGAGCTGCATTGATTGCTGCTGCATTTGCATCATTTGCTCAAGGCCCTGTTGCACTAATTGAGCTAACTCTGGAAACCCAATTTGAGGATTTTCTTCAGTTCCTGGAGCTGGTTGCGTTTGCTCTATGGCTCCTTGTTGCTGTGCAGAAGAGATGGCTTGCTGTGTTTGTGGTGATGCAACAAAAGCGGTTTTGTGGTTTAACTTTTGTTTTACTTCTTGGAGTAATTGTAAATTGAATTTGCTCATATAATTAATAATTGAATAATAACCGACAAACTAAAAACTCTCCCTCATTTTCTGGGCATGAAATTATTTTTAATTTTATTGTTTGTTCTGAGGTCAGCGATAGTGGCGAGTCAAAAATTGTATTGATTGCTATGCTGTTCGCTGGCAGTACAATAGTTTGTTTTGGGGTTGCTTCAGAGTTAACCATTACGCCAATTGTAATTGCACTACTTACTGACGGAGAGAATATATTTACTTGAGCGCCATAACAAGAAAGTTTAAGTGATGTTGGTACTGAAAAATACCCAAAATTACTGCCTGAGCTTATTGAGCCAGGTAAAGAAAAATCTACCCAGTTTAATTTGCTTGAAGTAGATCCAGTTGTTGCGTTGCCCGATGAAGATAAAAATGAAGTTATCAGAGACGCTATGGGTTTCCATGTTATGTCTCCAGATATAGAAAGTGTAGGAATCCAGCCTTCTGTGGCTATAGAGGGTGGTTGACTAATAAACTGTTTCCAATTGAGTCCACCGTCAGTAGAGTATTGAACTGACATAACGCCAATTGAAGGATCTCTATAGAATCTCGTTCTATAGTCAGTCGATAATTGGTTAGGGATGAATTGTTGTTCTCCTAGAATTGGGTCTGCCATAAAATTAAAAATTGAAGATTCTACTTAATAAACCTTTTTGCTCTTGCGGCAAGCTTGATTGAATTTGACCTTGTTCATTTAGTGTGCGTTCGCCTGGATTAGCCATATTTTGATTTCTTACATTTATCGTTAAGTCGCTATCCTGATTTGGCCTTTTTCTAATACTGCTACTAACTCTTATTGAGCGCCCATCTCCAACTCGTTTTGCTGCATTACTTAAATTCATTAATGCAGGAATCGCAAGAGCGGATAATCCAGTTCCTGCGGCCAATAATATAGCTTTCTCAGTAGGAGACAACTTCTCTAAAAAACTTTTTCGAGTCTGTTCTTCTATTGCTTTTTGCGTTTTTGTCCACTGTATAGCCGCTGGCGCAGCAGCAAAAGCTACATCTTTTACTGGTGCTAGCGCAATTAATTCCGCACCTACCAAAGGTGATCCCTTTGCAAAATAATGTGCGCCCATTCCGCCAAGGCCAGCATTAAATAGCCCTATCCCAATTCTTGTTGCATCTATGTTGCTATAATCTCCCTTGTGTTGTATAAAGTCCAAGCCACCTGCAGTAGCTAACGCTGTTGCTGCTTGTGCTGGGTTTATTTGTTTAATAATGTTTGGTATTGCTTTGATAGCTTCTCCTAATCCTCCAGCATGTTTTTCCTGAAATAATATTGTCGGTACCTTATTCATTTTATTTTTATATATTATGCACCAATACTTACTGGTGTGTCCATTGATATTTCTCCGCGCCTATAGGAAGCTATAACGTCTGATGCGCTATTAAATTTTACTGTTTCCTTCCCATTTCCTTTTCCTGTTGTGTTATATAACCCAAGTATAAATTCTTGTGATGGTGCATAAAATATCTTGTTGTCTTTTATAGATAACAAATTTTTAGATGGCAAGAGTTTTTCTTTTGCTTCTGTTACTGCTTCGTCTGACACGGGAACATGTACATTCATTTGATCACCGTCAAAGTCTAAATTGAATCCTTTGACAATAAGAGGGCTAACTTGAATAGAGTCTCCGGACACAAGCCTGGGGTTAGCGGACATAATATTAAATCTATGCAAAGCAGGAGCACGATTGTACATGACTGGCCTATCTTCAAGTTCCTTTACTAGGAAATTTTTTGCGTAATCAGTCTTTCGCTCAATATTCAAAGCAGCTTGTTGTGCGCTCATTCCATTTTTTACCATCCTTCTCATAACGAATGGTGAATAAAGTTTCCAAGCCATTTTAACAGGCAACCCTATGCTATCCATATCTAGCTCATCGCTAGGTATAGTTACACCTCGTCCAACTGTATTTACAGTATGTCCAACAACCTTAGAGAGAAACATTCCAGTCTTGGGACCACCTGATCCAGATAGATGTTTTATAAAACCTTTAACACCTTTTTGCTGTAACTTAGGGTGAAGTGGGTCGCCTAATCCAACTACCGCAGCGAGCGAATCATATACAGCAAGATTTTCTTCACCAGCTGAACGATCCCCTAACTCATTTTTAATTTGGCTGTGTAAATCTCTTGCAGTCATTAAATCTTTGTACAGATAGTTTGAGTCAGCACTTAACATCATTTTACCTGCAATAGTTACTGGACGGAAACTCGGAGGAAGAACAGGAACTTTGGTCATGAAAAAATCGTTCTTATCAAGACCTTGTTTTTTAATGCCAGATAGGATGTTTAACTTCTTAATTGCATCGTTCCTTGTTGTTTTTGCCCCATTCCTAATTTTCGACCTTAGATCTTCTTCCATCTTATCCAAATTTATGGACTCAAATTTTTTGATTAAAGCATCTGAGCCATATCTGCCATCGATGGATTCTTCACCAGATAATACCTTCCTCATTTGAGGCTCAGTTAAGTCTAATATCTTCCTTAGTGGTTCTTCCAATATTGGATTAGGAGTCGGCTCATTAAGTTTTATATAGCTCCAATCTTTTCCACTTATTCCATGAATAGCGTGATCCATTAAGCCTCCAGCGATTGGCTCACCTGTCTTGGGGTCAATCGTTGATGAATTTTTAACCTCTCTATTGCCAACAAGAGAGTCTACATCTACTCCCTTAAGAGCTTTTATAGTAATCTTTGATCCAGTTTTGTCTGGGTTAATTCCAGCAGCTATCAATGTATTTTTAAATTTTTCGTAAATAAACGGAATCTTTGGAGCTGGTAGCGATGCCCCAAGTCTTATTGATCTCCACATATCTGGATTGGACCCCGTTCTGTAGTTTTGTATATCTGAAAGGTTTTTTACGGCACCGTGAGATAATAGAGCCATGATGTCTAGGTTTCCGATTCTCTTTGCGCTATCAGATCCACCTGGTCTACTTGGCTGCTCATTTTGATCTGATGCACCCTCATCTATTGCACTTAGTTTTGCATCAGCTGTATGTTCTAGTTTTAAAAAATTTTGAACACCAGTTAAAACTTTTGGAACAACTCTTTCAGTAACTGGATCAAACAAATCTTCTGTGTCGCTAACTTGATTAACGTTTAGCTCGTTTTTTACGTACTCGTGAAATGAGTCTTCAGAGAAATGTGGGAGTGTATATTTTTTTCCAGTTTTTGTAGCTATCTTACCTAACAAGGATTCATATACCATGCCTGGGTTAACTCTTCCTATCATTGCCGCTGGGTTAATTAAAACATCAACTACATTACCATCTTTGTCTTTAAACATTTGGTCGTCTGGAACAATTCTTCCAATAACTCCTTTTGCAGCAAATCTCGATGAAATTTTATCTCCTGGTTTAGCTGAGAAATTTGCGGCTACGTTAACAGACAGTCCACTTCTAGTTTCTATGGAGTCTACCACTTGGCCAGGCGAACTTTTTTCCCATGTTTGACTTTTATCTATAAAAGATTTTTTAAGTATTTTGTGTAAATTGCCTTTAGCCCTGTCTTCGGCTCTTAGAGTTCTAGGAGCAATAGATAAAAACACTGGATCACCTGTACTTAAATTTGCTCCAGGTTTTACCATGCCATTTTCGTCTATTTTATCTAATTGCTCCTTAGTGTATTTGTTAGGGAACAATTGAATAAATTTTGTTTTACCGGAAGTTGTTCCAAGTTTGTTTTCCACATCAAATCCATATAGATGAGATGAGGTCAACTTCTTGGCGGCTCCTTCGCTAATGGTAATGGAATCTTCGAATGTTCCGCCCTGTTTACCTGGCATAAAGGCAACTCTTAGGTTTTTGCCAATAGCAAGATCTCCGTCTTTCGTTACATAGTTGGAATGAGATATTGGATCATTCTTCTTGATTTGCTGTCCAACGGCAACAATCGGAGTATCTGTTGTAAAAGTTTTTCTATTGTGTGGATAATAATTCCTAAGCTCAACTTCAAAATTGTTATTACTGCTATCGGATAAAGTAATTTTATCTTTTTCTACTTTCTTTACTACTCCATCAACGGGGGAAAAGTTCATTCCTATTTTTTTACCAACAGTAGATTCGATTGAATCATTTGAGTCTGGGTCAATTGATTTAACTAAGGGGGACTCTGGCTCAGCCATTGGCAAAGCTTGAGTAAAGTACTTTCCAGCCATGAATGCTCTTGCCCCCTTCATTGTACTCATCATTGGTGCAAGATTTGTAGATTCGGTATATAGATGTGAAGGGGAAATAATCTCGTAATCTATTTCACTAGGGTCTGCATACGTCAGCTTCCCTTTTCTCATTGCTGGGATTGCGTTGTTTTGCGGTGCTCCAGTGTATGCTTGCTTAACTAATCCAGGAAACATTTCTGAGAAAATATCTTTTTTCATGATAACTTTAATACATCTTCTTGTATTTACGCTACGTTATTGGCACCAGTTATTTTATTAGAAACGTTTTTGAATGCATCAGGATTTCTTTTTATAGCGTCTATTACTGTATTTTTAGGTACTTTATTTATAAGAGAGTTTAAATATGGATCTGGATCCTTTTCTGCTTTTCTAGCAACTGTTCTAGCTAAGAACCCAGGTATTCCTGGAATATCCCAATTGTGCTTTGTAGCATTATTAAAAAATTGATCAATATTTATTTTTTTTGAGATGATTCTTTTGTATAAATCGTCAGGAGTTTCATTTGGTACACTGGTAGAAAGCTCTACTGCTTTCTTATTGTAAGCAGGAGGCACTTTACCTGTAGGCACTGAAAAATGTTTTCGGGGTACAGGAGAAAACTGTGTTGTCTCCCCCCTTAGGCTTCTTTTCTTAAATTCATCTGCCATCTCCGGAAAAACTTTTTTGACCAAGTTTTGATTGTCCTTAAAATTATTTAAATATGTTGCATATGCTGGTTTTACGTTTTTTATATAGTTACTTATATTTATTTGCGGAACTTTATTTTCACGCATAAAATTAATTGCATTGTTGTTTGCAATTCTTTCTAAAGCTATATCCTCGGGCATCAATAAATTTAATTTTCTTATATTGAGTAATGATTGTTGAACTGGATCGTCAATAGCGTGAAGTGCATGTCCGGCTTCGTGAAAAAAAATGTTCCTAGGACTGGGCTTAAGGTACTCTTTTACGCTAAGTGGTGCAGCTGACATATTATTTATAAAAATAGCTTTTTGCGAAGGATAGAAACCAGCAATAGTTTGCTTTAGTTTATCCTTCATGTACTGCAATCCAGTACCCTGAGATTTAATAAAACCAGGGGCTTTAGATGATAATAGTTGTTCAAGTTTTTCAATATTCCTGGGACGAAATAATGAAATTCCGTTACTTCTCAGTAATTTTATTAAAGCTTTTGTTGCCCCAATAGTTGTGGCTATTTTTTTATTGAATTTTGGTGAAGTTTTATTATCCACAACGACATCTCCATTTTCTAAGAGCTTTGTTTATTCTGCTGTCTGGATCGTTTTTAGTTTTAGATCCAGTTAGTTTGCTTTTCATTCCACACATTCTAGAACAAAAACTGTTTTGTCTTGTCTCTCTTTTTCCGCTTGGATTTTTTTCAGTAACTGGAGCTTTTAGATTGCCTCCTGTTTCTTTATTGTAACTAGATCTACCTTTAGCATTTAACCCACCCTCTGAGTTTTTCCCCTCAGATCTTTGCCAAGCTGGTGATTTTGCTAACTTAGGCAAGAATGATACTTCAGACGATTTCTTTGTCAACTTATTCCACTGTTCCTTATCTGGAAAATCTTTGTCACCAGGTTTAGCTGGTTTTTCCCCTCTGCGCTTTTTTGCCCTGATGTTTGCCCAAAGACCAGGTTTTTCATCTTTTGCCACCTTGGGTAGAAAGCTAACTTTATTCATATTTTTGCCATATAAAATTTCATCAATTTTTTGCGCCATATTTTTATCGGCATACCCCCTGTTTTCGTCTACTGTCCACCCAAAACCTAATCCATCTTTTTCATACTCTGCTGGCGGATAAAACTTTGTGTCAACACCCTTAAGCTTAGATAATTCTTCTATAATTTTTTTAATTTTGCTGCGAGGCACCGATTTTTGGGGGTTTTGAAACCAGCCAACTTCGTCTGACTCTCTTATTGGTATTCCATGATATACTCCTGGCTTTCCAGAGTCAGAATAATTACTGGTTTCAGCTCCGTACCAGTTTAAATTAGACGATTTATCCATACTCTTACTATATTGTTTTTCCTTATATTCGTCCATAACAACTTTTAATGCTTCTGGATCTTTTACTAATTTAGCTGGATCAATAGCCCAGTTTCTTAATGCATAAGCTCTCCTTGGAGTTGGATTTTCTTGGAAGGCTTTTCCTCCATGTCTAGCTTTGAAAGCAATCCATCTTTTAATTTGCCTTTTGTCATCTTCCATTCTTCTACCTGAGTTGTATTTTTTATACCACTCAAGCCATCCCATTTTATCTTCTGGGTGAAACCAGTGCTCGGGCCAACTATTCAGACTAGCAAGTCTAGGCTTTGTTCTATCATATACCTCTTCATAAACTCCCATTTCTGAAAGTTGCTCAGGAGAGTAATCTGGTAAAAAATTTAAATCTGCTTGCTCACTTGCCTCCTTGTAAAATGATGAAGAAGGAAGGAATGAATTCATTTTGTGTAAACAAAAAATTAAATTCCTGGAGTACGATATTGAGACATCCGCCCCATTAAATCTCTATAGTTGCTAAACGTATCTTTTACGTTTTGTTTTGCCATTGGCGTTCCTCTTTGCCTGGCTAAATTAATGGCTTGTCTTGTATCCACTTTAGCCATGTGAAGATCATTTAGCAAAGTTGATCCCTGTGGTAATTTAGGTAAAAATGAAGTAGCTCTGGCTCCAGCACTCGAAACTACTGGTGAAGCTGCTAAATTTGTTGCACCCGCAATTTGTTGAGTTGCATTAGGTAAAAATGAAGTAGCCTTTGCTGCAACGGGCTCTAAATTTTGAGCTACTGCACCTATTGATTTTCCAACTGCTGCTGAAGCCGCAGGCGCTTCCACTTTAGCTGCAGTTGCAAGGGCCGGTTTTGCTAAATTTGATAAACTACTTATGCCTTTTGTAAAAAGGCCTTTAGCCATTGGAGCAAGAATTTTTTCTAACCCAGCTGTTTTTTGTAATTCACTTGTGTATATAGATAGATACTTGCTCATATTATTTTTAAATTATATACGCTGTAATTTAACTAAGCAATAATATTTGACCTTACCCATATTACAATTACATACTTAACTCCAGACTCTACTGGATTGCCAGCATGAAGAGATTTTTGGTCTAGTTTTAGGTCCTCAAATGCATTTCTCCATATGTGTACTTTACCTGGACTTGGTTTAATTATTTTGTCTATTTTGGGAAAAACTGTTTCCCCTCCGTCAAAGTCGTCATTCAAATATAGTATAGAACTAAACATTCTTTGTCCGGATTCTTTAATGCTTTTCTGCCCAGATTCAGAATCATTAAATCCGTCAAAATGAGGTTTATAGAATCCGCCTTTTTTGTATTTTACAAAATTGGGGCTTTCCTGATGCTTGATTGGTAAACCCGTTATTGCTGAAGTAAGTTGTTTGAATCTATCAACCACTGGATTAGAGTCTCTAATAAAATAACCTAGTGCGTCTCTTATTTTTTTATCTACATGAAGTAATTGTGTTTTACCACTACCAAATATAACAGTTGGCTTAATTTTATTTTTATAGGAGCTTATTACATCCTCCATTTCATCTACTGTAAATACGTTTTCTATTGTTGTGTCAAGTCCGTTCATAAATATATTGTGTTGTGTACTTAAAACAAAAAATAATAATATGCAATAGAACAAGCAGCAAAAATAGCTATTGCTATGAATTGTTTAGTTGTTGTTTTCATACTCACTAGGTATATAACTACTACAGCAAAAATGTCCAGTAGATAAAAAAAAGTGGTCCTTGCGGACCACTTCTTTTTGCACCAATTCTTTATCAAGAGTGAGTTTCAAGTATAAGAATATAGCCTTTTCTACAAGGGCTCCTGCAAGATTATTCTCTTGCATGAATAGCTCCAAGCATCCTTCTATCTGCTCGGCTCTATCATAGTCTTTATTGCTTTCAACGTCTCTCAACATCATGGTGAATAGCTCATCAATGTCTGTGTTTTCAGTATTTTTCATTCTTTGTTTTTGTTCGCAGTATAAATAGCATTGCACTCGCAACAATAAATAGACCCCAATTGATTAATTTGTTTTTCACTTTTTCCAGTATAATGCTAATGCTAAAAACATTAACGTCATTGCAGGGAGCATTTTAAATAGAAACTCTATAAAATACCCTACACTTCTAACTGTTGTTTCATTTAACATATACTATTTTTAGTTTGTTTTTAGGGTCTTTTTCCCTGAACTTGTGTGCGGCTAATCTGGCATTAGTTATTTTGCTGCCAGTGTCTTCTACAAAAATATCGACTGAATAATTTTTGTATTTGTTGATTTTAGGGTCAACGTACCTGACTTCAATTTTTTTAAGTTTCATTATCAAACGTACACTATTTTAGTTTCTGGGTAGTTACAGAGTTTTCTAATTTTCTCTGTGAATTGTTCAATTTTTGTTTTATTATTGCTTAAATTTTCTCCTTTGTCTTCTACCATTACTTCACAGTAAGTAATTTCATTGGTGACTCTATCTATGTATTTAATTTCAATTTTTTTAAGTTTCATTTGTTTTTTATTTTTTTTGTTGTTGTGTAGTAATGTAAACATTACCTAATTGAGATGTACTCCATGTGTTGCCATGTGAGTCTCGTGTAATTTGTACAGACCCAAGTCTAGTAGTATAAAAACACTGACCATCTTTTGTTGTTGTCGTGTACAATCCTCCAAGTTTAGTGGTGGTAGATTGTTGTGATGTAGGAATTATTATTGGTGCCTCATTAGCTATTGCAGCAGTACATGACACTAATAGTGCTGCTGCAATTTTTATAATCCTCACATTATGTCCAAGGGCGCTAAGGCGTTTTACTGCCCTCTCAGCTGCCTTTTGAGTAAGGTAGAGTGGAACAATCCGAAGATCGAACCACCCCCATGGATAATCTCGTTTATGTTGTATTTTAAACATATTAATATCCTTGTACTCTCTGTACTGCAATTACATTGCCTTCATCGTCTTTAGCAACAAAATCGCAGTAATCTGGACCTTGATCATTCATTGATGTTCCAATTACTTGGAGAGAATGAATGTTTTCTACGTCTTGACTATGGAACCCCGCCCCAAATGGACGAGGAGCAATAGCAACTTCTTTGGCCTTTGGGCCAGTGAATGAATCCACAATATACATATTATTTTCTTTCTATTTGTTGTGCGTATACTAAAAAATAGTATACGCGATTTACTTGTCTTGTTTAGTCTTCGTATCAGACGTCCTACTATTATATTATGGCTTCAAAAGAGTCATTATAAGGTACCCCCTGGCTCCTTAGACATATATGGCTTTATAGTTGCGTTATTGCTAAAAATATTTATGGTGTATCGGTAATTAAACCTTATCTATGTCTATCTGGTATCACTCTGGCGAAAAATTTGTAAAAGCTTCATGGTTCAAAAAAGAATTAAACCTGGATGCTTATTTAATTTGCACAGGACCTTCATTGGCCGAGGTAAACAAAGATATAAGGGGAAGCGGCAGAAAGATATTTGGAATCAATACATCGTATCCAAAAGTGAAACCAGATATATGGATGGGAATGGATGATATAGATTGTTACGACAAAAACATTTTATACGAACCTATTCCCAAGGTATTTAGGGGGTCGTTTGAAAAAATGAAAGCTGATGGCAAATCTATATTAGATTTTCCGGAGGTTTATTTTGCTTCTGTTACTGAGCAACCTGGAAGCAACATATTTACTTCATTGACTGATGAGCATCCGTTTGTTTGGCAAAAAAACACACTATATATATGTATCCAATTAATTATAAAAATGGGTGCAAAAAAAATTCACTTTGTTGGATGTGACCTTGGCGGTGAAAAAGATTACTTTGATGATAGAGTATTGACAACAGAACAAAGAAAATACAATAGGGAGCTCTACTCTTATCAATTAGAAATGCTTAAAGATATTAATGAGTTGTGTATAAAAAATAAAATACAGTTAATAAGCTGTACTCCAATTTCGCCAATAAATAGTTTTATGCAATATACTAACCTAGATGATGCACTTAAATTAAGTCAATCGGCACATAAAATAATCAGCAAAGATAAAATAAAACACTGCTTAGATGTAAAAAAGGGTCGCATCATGTAAATGAAGCAAGGCTTAATTATATCTTTAAGTACTGCGTTGCGCCTGATGGTTCAGCTTGAATTTGTTGCTGTGGTGCGATTTCAGCAACTGGGGCAACTGGCAATGGCGGTTGAGAGAACTGTAGTTTTGGTGCAATAGGGAAACCAACAATTGATTGACTCATCTTGATTGCATTTATATATTCGTTTTTACCCGTTTTGGTATTTTTTACTGGGAAGTAAATATTTCCGTCGTCTCCCTTTTTTGCAACCGATGAAAATCTTTGATCAACGCCAATGTTCTTGGATTCAGAGCTTCTAATTGGATCTATTACCATTACCTGACTTGGAGAAACATTACGACTAGAAGCTGGGATTGCTTCCGAAGACTGTATTGCTCCTTCGCCTGTCTGGACTACTCTCTTTTGATAGTCGTAGATCTCAAGCGGATTGATTCCTGCTATGTGGTTACTTAAGCTGTTCCCGATAATTAGGCTATCTAATTGTGGAGTAAAGTATCCAGGCTTTATTCCCTTCAATTGCCTATTGTAAGTAGCTTTATACAATAGATTAGATATTAACTTACCTGAGTCCTTTAATACTCTCTCCTCAAATAAATCCTCTGGTCCAACAAAATTTTTGTTAGCCATACTATCTCTATCATCTTCATGCTCAAGCCCTTTTTGAATGTTGAGGAGTTTTTGGCTAGCTCTAAGCATTAATGACGTAGACAAATTTTTACCTTCCATGCCAAGAGTTCTTCCAATAACTTCTGGATCTATCTGAGATTTGCTTAATTCAAGATTTAGATCCTTAGATTTTGTTTTTTGATCTATATCTGTTTTAGCTTTTCTACCAAGAAGTTTTTCATAGAATTTGTCGAACGACTTATCGTCATCCTCTCCTTTATTTATGTCGAATATTTCAGGTCCCCAATACTTCATTATTTCTTCATCTTGAACTCCCATACCCTTCAATACTGGAAACAGTTTAGTTCTACTTTTTCCTATCATAACTCTGTATATACCTGTCTCAGGTTCCATGAAGATTCTCATGCCAGCACCAGTTCCCGCTACTGTGTTTACGTGACTCTCTAACTCGCCGTTTTCTTTTCTCCTGGCGTACACACCTGGTTTTAATCTTTGTTGCCCTGCAACAAGGCTGTACTCGCTGCCTTTATTTATAAATGTACCTCTGTGAGTCATACAGGGTACTCTGCTCAATACGCCATTAAATTGATCCAGTACTTCACCACTATTTTTATCTTTCAATGTTATTGTTCCTGTAAGTGGAACAGACATTTTACCTCCAGTTAGGAGTGCTTTTTTTTCGTCAGATAATGAAGGCGGTTTCTTGAAGTCGTATTTTAGGTCAGTGGCCTCTATTCTTACTTTGTCGTTTTCTACAGGAAATTTTGAGGAATAGGCACCTAGCACTTTATCTAGTATCGATTGCCTAAGTGAAATTGGATCATCAAACCCTCTAAGCTTGATTCCTTCTGGGTCTAAAATATCCATTATTGATAGAGTTATTCTACGTTTATGTATTCAGACCAGCTGCAAGACTTCTTAATATGTTATTTTTGTGTTTTTCTAAGATAGCTAACGCATGTGGATCCAGTGCATCAACCTTTATCTCTCCAGAATCCGTCAACATCATTAATGTGTTCTTGTCTAGTTTTTGTATATCTTTTTTAGATATAATTGGATTTTGTCTTTTTTCTACTTTTTTTGAGTTGCTGGACTGAGACTCGTCGTTATTATTATTTTCTTTATCTTTAGCTGCTTGATTTATCAAAAAGCCAGTTGATACGTCCATAGATGTTTTTTTATTATCCATGAGTAATTCATCTACATTTACTTCAGAATTTGACTCTACCGCAGAATCAGGCGAATTTTTTTTAGTAACAATTTTTATTAACTTAGGTGCAATGTCAGAGTTACTTGCTTCTTCTTTTTCTAGCCCTCTTTGAAAGTTCTTTTCTTTATCGTAATATAATTTATGAGTAACTACTCCAGCCAATAATGCACCGAGTGTAGGTAAACTAGTTAAAAGAGTGCCAATTGTTTCTGGTGCTGAAGTTTGAGCGTTTTTTATTAAATTAATAGCCGCTTCTTTTCGATGGGTTTCTGGAGCAATCTTATTTACTTTCTCTGTTAATGAAAAAACTAATCCACTCAGGCACGGAAAACTTGCTTCTTTTGAGTCCGATGAAATATCTTTTGACAGATAAGATGAATATTGATTCTTTACCGAATCAAGTTCGTTATTTAGCTGTTGTTGGCGTCTTTTTTGTAAAATGCTATTCACTATAGCAAAACCAAGTGTTCCCCCAGCTACAGAACTACCAACTGCAAGCGGAGCATCCCAAAAGTATTGTCCAGCTGTTTCTGCTGTTTTTTCTGGAATCTCAATAATTAATTGATCTGGAGACTTGTTTTGCTCGTTTTGTTTTTCGGCTTGTTGTTTCAACGATAGTAAATGAGCTATGGCTGCTGTGCTAGCTCCTATACCAGCCATAGGTAGCGCATGTCTTTTTAGCCTATCCAAGATCATATCCATTGTTAATCCAGGTATTTTTGATGTCTTATTCATATACAGATATATAGTATCTTACTTTAATAAAAAAAAATAATCAATATTAAGTATTTTTATTTTGTTTTTTCATCACAGTATATCCAGTGCCTTCTTTTTTTATGTACTCTACTGGAATGGTTGTTTTTATAACTAAAAGAGCCCTGACCCCAGTTGCAGAATTAGAGTCTATTATGTATTGTGGATCTTTTATAGGTTCAACTAATTGTATGTCATTTTCTGGGTCAAATATTTGATCCATTATTTCTTCGTATTTAATTGTATCTGCTTGCGTTGAAATATCTAGTAAATGTATTTTATTTTTAGTTAACTTAATTTTTTTCTTTTGGGGGTCCTTTTTCTTTATGAACTCTTCTTGAGAGCTAGTACCACCAAAAGCTGCGCCATCAAATTCTTTTTCTTGTTTTGATGCAGGAGAGAATTCTTGGTCAAATGATTTAGGTCTATTTCCAACTATGACATTCAGAGCTTCTTTTATGTCTTCAGGTAACTCGTCTTCTAGTTTTTTTATTATACTGTCTTCTAAATTTTTCAGTTCTTGTTCGTTGTTGTTGTTTTGCATATTCGTTAAACCGATCCAGTACTATCCATGTTTTCATCTACTGTCTTCTCGTTTCTGTAGTTTGCCAACATTTTTTTGTATGCTTCAACTTTTTTTTCTGTCTGCCTCATCTCCTGACTTTCGGTACCATTGACTATGTTCTCAAGTTTTGTTCTTGCGATAGCAGTCCCAATACCGCCAACCGCTCCAAGTCCAATTAATCCAAGTGAGTATTTTTGTATTAGTGCTGGAATATCTAAAGCTACTTTAGTTAATGCCAATTCAGCTTCGTGAAGGGTAAGCCCTTTTTCGGCTATCGAATGAAGAAAGCCCAATTTTATAGACTTATATGTTTGCTCTATATTTCCTTCTTCTATTATGTGTTGTGCAATTTTATTCATATTTTTTAATAAGTGTAGTATCCCGCGCTATTGTATCGAGGGCCAGCTGCATTTGCTGATTGTCTATTTCCATACCCCATGAATCCACCAATCGCTACAGAAGCTATTGTTCCAAGTCCACCAAATCCCATTGCTTTAGATATAATATATCCAGCAAGCATTCCAAGCCCCATGTTCTTGACTCTATCTATTGAGATAGTTTGACCTCCAGACGCCCTCATAGCTGACCTAGCTTGAGAAATTAAAATATTTCTATCTCCTTGGGTTAATGTTGGGTCAGCTCCTAATATACTTTGGAGTGCAATTAAGTCAACTTGTTGGTTTCCTGTGCCAAACGCTAATTTTTGTTTCTCTTGACTCTTTTGTATTGCGTACTCTTGTTTTATTGCTTGTTGTCTTGTCTCGTGCGTTCCCAAGATTTTTTTTCCGTCTTTTGTATATAATTTATACTTACCTTTTTCTTTTTTTATTACTGCATTTTTTTGTAAATCATTAATGTATGCAAGTTTTCTTTCGTAATACTCTTTTTTTATCAAATCTAAGTAATTTGGATCTGTTTTTAATTTTTCTGGAATCTCTAGTGGATTTTTAAAATCCATGTTTCCTGTCATTATTTTTTTTGAGTTAGCTGACTGTAGTGGGCTGTCTGGAGATCCAATCAATTGAAAAGCTCCGGACGCAGCAGCACCGCCAATACCTCCAATAGCTAAATCTTTCAATAAACTATTGTGTTCTTTGCCAATTAATCTTTGTCCAATGTTTCTAGCTCCCATTACTCCTGCGCCAATCAAAGCAGCTGAAGGTAGTGCGCCAATTCCTCCAGTAAGTGGATAAGTTAATTTGTCTATTGTTAGATTACCAACATATTTCTTAATACCGTCTTTTATATTGGTTGCTATATCTGAAAATGATGCAGCCGTCTTTGGATTTAGTTTTTTTTCAAGAACTGTATCTACAAAAGATTTTACGGTGGTTACTGGGTGTCTTCTTGGAGAAATAACCCAACTGTTATTATCTTTTTGGCTATTCAATTCAAACGTCATGTTTGTTTTTCCAGTCTGGAATGTACCCAGTATTTTTGAGGGTGATGATTTGTGTATTTGGGCTCGCCCCTTGAATGAATCGCCGCCCACACCAAAATCATCTGATTCAGTATCGCTCAATCTTTTAGCTTTTATTGGCTCGCCAGGATTTTCTGGCTCATCTAGTTTAAAATTTAATGTTCTATTATCAACTAGGAAAGAGAGGCTTCTTGTTCCATCGCCGTTTTCGGTAATTGAAAAATCCCACATCTTAGGGTTTTGCATGGATGGAATACCACTATATGTGCTTCTTTCTCTGTGAGACGCATTAGAACTAAAAGAATCAAAGTCTACTGGAGCCAGCAATGATTTGAGGTCGTTATTCATTACTTTAAGTAAATATTTATTCTATTTATTGTTTTACTAGCTTACAGTGGTGTCACAGGTGAAGCTACATAAGCTAATTTTGGTTGCGATCCAGAGTAATTAGGTGGAGGAAGCGAAAATGATTGATTAGCTGGAGGAAGCGAAAATGATTGCGGAGCTGTTTGCGGAGCTGTTTGAGGTGCTCCAGACCTAAATAACTTTGCATTATCTTTATATATTTGTTTTAAGTCAAATCCTTGACCTTTCCCAGCCCATGTATCCGCTATAGCCTTACCAGCTAGTGCACCACCAACTGCGCCTATTCCAGTTGATGCAACTCCATTTAATCCAAAAGCTTTTGGAATAAAAGCGCCAGCTAATCCACCAATTAATAATGGAGCAACATTTTTTAAGAATTCTGGGTTTTTAATATAATTCCACGCCTTACCCCCAAAATCTTTTATGGGGTCAGTAAATTGTTTAATGTTGTTTGATATTCCCTTTGTGGCTGCATCATCAAGCAGCGGCTGTAAACCAGGTTTTAAAAAATTACCAGCTGTTCTAACTATCCTGTCTTTAATTCCAAGCTCTTCAGCTGCCTCTTTTGTGATGTAGTGGTTTTCTACTAACCACTCAGATCCAGAGTCACAAATATAATCTATAAATCCTAAAGCCATTTCTGCAGACATATTTGCCTCTTTCTCTAGTGATTCCACAAACCCACGACAAAACTGAATTTGATTGTGCTCTAATGTAAGATCCAGGTTGTCTGTAGCTATCTTACCTACGTGCTTAAATACTTTTTCACTAAATTGCGGGGTTAAAGAGAAATTCATACTATTTATAATATATTGTTTCTATATTTTTTCTAGAAAAATATTACTGCAATGGAACGTTTTCAACAACCTCTGGCAATGCTTGATCCATTCCCATCGACCTTGCTTGTGTTCTTAGCTGATCCATCTTCTTCAATACAAGTGCATGAAGCGTATCATTGTTTTGCCTAATTGAGGTTAACTGTCTACGTCTATCTGTCTCTGGCATTTGCAGTAATTCTCTAGCTGTTTGATCCGCTTGTTGATTAACGTCTTCTGGAGTTGCCCCACCTGATTGTGATCCAGATTGTGGGTTCTCTTCGTTTATTAATCCCATTTGGGCCATTTGCGCTTCTTCCTGCATCTTCCGAGACATATCTTCTTGTTTGCGCTGTTCTTCCAGTATCTTTTGATATTCTCCTATTGGATCTGAGACACCCATAGGACGCATTGCTGTTTCTTTACTCAATAAGTTTGCCGTCATAGCCTGGAGTCTCCAAGCCTTGTTTTCTATGTCGTCAATAATTCTTACTGATTCAAGTTCGCACTCATAGTCACCACTACCCATGTATGCAGACACCTTGGATACGCAATCTTGTGCAAGAAGGTTTAAGCCTCTTACAAGACTAGACCATCCACGCTCAAAAACACGCAAGCTAATTGGAGCGGCCTGTAATGTCATTGTGCTTCTATATAATTCTGGTGGAATACCTCTTCCGTTGAGCATTCGGTCTTCCTCGTCTTTGATTAAGTCAACTGGAGCAAGAGACCTACCTTCTCCTCCGACTGCTTGATACGTTACTGGGAATGGAAAGAAATTCCAGTCTGCTCCGTCTTGTCTGTGGCGCACGACTGCATCTTGCATCTCTTGAACCCAGTTCTTCATTAAATTGTTATATATAGAATTGCCTTCAGTATAGTTACCTTGAGCTGGGCTAATAATTCTGAGAGGCACGATATAGTCCATCATCAGAACCTCATTGTATCTACGCAATACCTGAAGCCTAAAGAAATTCTTGAAGCTAGAAAGAATTGCTGGCAATCCCCATCCACCAAGCCACAATCCAGATAAATAGGGTTCTTTCATGTGATGAAGATGCCCTTGCTTAAATTTAAATTGTGTTTGGTTTTTTATTGCAACTAGAAAAGGTAGCGGAGTTGTTTTAATGAAGAATTTATCATTGTTCAGTACACCCGTTTTAATCTCGTTTGGGATCTCAGTGTAATATTCCACATGATGAGTAAGTCTATTTGCTTTTATAGTAATATGCTTAGGATTCCATCTAATTACCTTGATGCCTTTGCTGTCTTTCTTTTTGTAATCTCTAGCTGCGTGCTTAGTATCACTAGTACACTTTCCGCAATAAGTAATAAATGAACCATCTTCTGGGTTATATTTAAAGTCAACGTGTTCTATGTTGATCTCTCTCTTGCACTTTGAACAAACCAAAACCCTGGTAAATGGAAGAGATACAGTAGCAAAAGAATTGCCGTAGCACATGTAATCATTTCCTATTGCTTGAAGAGATCCAGCAAGATCAAAATCATCTGTTATTAGTTTCTCAAACTTCTTTCGTTCATCATCAGATTGGCCGCTAAACTTCAGGTCAGTTAAAAAGTAATTAACAATTCTTTCACTTGCTTTTCTATATGTTGAGTCATTAACGTATAGAAACTCACAAAGCTCCAATGCACTATTTATAGTTCTAGGTGCATAGCTAGAGGCAAGGTCTACCCATGGATTCATGAATCCAGTGCTGATGCCATTTTTATTTCCAATGATATCAATATTCATTTCTCTTTATTTATCTTTGCAGCATTTTTCTTTGCCGCACTTACATCCAGAGTTCATAGATTCCTCTGCCTTTTTTACAATTTTATATTCTCCAGTCTTTTCGTTGTCGCACTCAAAATTGCTTGAGTCATTCTCTACCGGAGATACATCATCTCTTATTATTGCGAGTTTTTGCATATGTATATTATAGTCCAAGTTTCTCTGCCTTTAGTTTCTTCTCTTCGGTTATAGGTGAATCTTTTTTCTGTGTCAAAAAGTTTAGCAGATTAGATGAAAAATTTTCATTATCAGCTTTAGGCTCTAGATTGTCTAAAGTTTTTTTATCGTCTTTGTTTGGGTCAGCCTGTTCACCCAGTATTACTTCTTCTGAATCCTTCTGAAGAAATTTCTCGTTTAATAATTCTATTGGAAAATTGGTATACATTGGATACTTGATTTAATCATTTAAGTTACTCTTCTTCTTTACTTTCGTCCACAATAAAAAAAATTGACATCATTGAATTTAATTTATCTATGGGGATATATATCCCACTAGCGTAAAGATTATACTCTATTTCATTGTAAATTGCATTTAATTTTATTCCCCTCTTTGGTTTTACTTTAACCCTGTCGTCGGATGGGGTGAGTATAGAAAATATTTCTCCATCTACGTGTACTTGGAATGCGTCTACTGAGACATCTGTGTATGGAGTAATAAATACTACATTTTTTTGTGGTTGAACATCTGGCTCTTTGGGTTTTGACAAACTCTCCTGGTTTATTTGAATTATATCGGCCTTGGGAGTTTTTTTTACTTTATTTGGTTTTTGTTTTTCTGGTTCGTCCTGTTTTTCCATGTCCACCACTTGAAACTCATCAAAAGACTTTAATCTTTCTGCAATTGTTTCACTAGCTCTTGGTATCTTTGTGTATCCAGCCAATGGATTTTGAGATGTTGTCATTTTATTTGTTTCTAAAAAGGTATATATATTGAAGCCATGTGAGCTTGTACTTTTTCCTGCCTAAGTGTTTCGTAATTTGATTCATACGATAAAATAATCGGCCTTCTATAAACATTAAGAAAAAAATCTACTCTAAATGGTATTTCTGTTTCACTCAAGACATAGCAAACGGTTACTGGAACCTTGAAGAAAGACAGAGCATTTTCTACTTTTACTGACTTGGTCTCTGTCTTAGATCTGGTGTATGTTGCGTCAATCTTTGTTGAAGCGCAAGAAGAAAAAAGCAGTGCAACAATTAAAGTAGAAAAAACTTTAAGCATTACAGCTTTATTTCTCTTTTTGATTCTTTTACTTGTTGTGGTTTTTCTGGCAGATTTATGTGACCAGGAGTTGTAAAGCATAAATCTATAAATGGGTCTTTTAGTATTTTTTTTAATGAGGTTGTTGGCAAAAACATCAAAAGAGATTTTTCCCATTCTATAAAATCTGCATCTTGGAATACTCCTCCAATCGTCCCCCATATATCTAAACCAATTGGAGTGACTAAAAATTCTTTATTTAAGTTAACCCACTTAGGAATGTTTTCCTCATTTGATATGTAGAAAATTTTATGAATATATATAGGTACTTCATCAAATAATTTATAGGCCCAGTATTTAGTCCTTTTTTTACATTCGTTTCTACTGTCATCAACAGGCGAGTTTTTAATTTCATCAAACCTATACTTACATTGATCCATGAATTGACGAAATACCTGAGATCTACTTTTTATAAAAATAAAAGAGTTGTAGTCGTTATCTGAGGGATTTAATTTATTAAAGCTATATGACGGACTTATCGTATGCAGATGTTGGTGTTCAGCATCTATACTTTCGCTAGCTGAATAAATGTCCATGACGATATCGGTTGATGATGCTGGCGTTGATAAACTCAATGGAAGCAACAATTGCTCATATACTTCGTTTATTGAATCTTCCTCCATTCATGTAATAAACTACTTTATTACATGTTGTGCAAGCATTTTTTAAGAAAAAATATTTCGTGCTTTCATTTCAAAAAGCAGTGGAGCAACCCCTAATTGATCCTTAGTTGCAGTAGCACTATATTTACCATCAAGTAAATATTTGCCAGATTTCCAGTTATTTGTACCACTCCAAAGGTATGGGCTGTTGTTAGATTTATACAGTCTATATCCAAATCCATTGTATCTCTCGGCTTGATACAGCAAGCCTTCAATAGACCAGTCAGTCCATTTATCTAATTCTTTAAGGTGTAGTGCGTCTTTTGCACTAATCTCCCATGCATATCCACCTAATGTTGTTGGGTCAGACAAAGGTCTTCCAGATGGCTCATTTACAGTTCTTTTCTTTAATGAGTCTCCATTATGTAGGTGTGTTTTAAAATTTAGAGTTGCTTCTCTGTAGTGTATGCAACCTATCCAGTACCATGGGGCTATCCCAACCTTTTCGTAGACCTCTTTGTTTTTTACTATCTCGTCCACTGTTTTTTTTACTAGATCAATATCCAGTATCTTCATGCTAGAAAACATTGATGAATACTCTTCATTTAATTTAGGGAACGAAGAAGAAATTAATGGAGCTGGTGTAGACATTTTATTAGTTTTCTTGGTTTCTGGAGTTCGACCTTTAGGGTCTGCATCGAAGTTAGTATATTTATTTTCTTGGTGTATTTTTCTATATCCATTGTCCCACAAAAAACTAGATAAGAATAGTCCTAATTTATATACTTCTTTTTCTTCCATGTCTGGAAACAAGATATGTACACATTCATGAAGTAGTGAATCAAGGTATTCAATTGGTCTTTGGTGTGGGTCAATTTCTATTTTAGCTTCATCTTTATACGCTAATCCAAAGTATTTCTTTTTTCTATCTATGCCTAAAAGATTTTTATCAACTACCAAAATTTTGTTTGGGTAATTTATTTTATACTTTTTGATCTTGTTCATCTGATTTAGTTGGCTCAGAAGTTACTGGACCCCATTTGTCTATTGGGCATTTTTCTGTAGCCATGCGAAGTTTTGCTTGAGTAGAGCATCCACATTTTTTGCAGCGACCTGTTCCAGCAAATCCTGATCCTTCCCACAATTCACATCCTTTGCATATTTCTACCCTAGCTTCGAATTGATCTGCTGTTACTGTCTTTAATCCAGACTTTGCCCACCCCAAAGTACTTGAAAAAAACGTAGAAGCCATTTTAGCGATTGTTGGGGGAGCAACAGATGAGTTTGAATTATTTGGGTTCGATTCTCCTGTTTGATTTAATCGTAGTTCTTCTAATTTACCAACATCCCATTTACCTATTGGACAATTTTCTCCCTCTATTCTAGCTTTTGACTCAATATCACAACCACATTTTTCGCATGTCCCATATATACCATTTGGTAATGCAAACTCGCAATTTAAGCAAGCCTGCAACCTAAGAGATGTAATACCTGGGTCTGCCAAAATATAACCATTTTCTCTTGCTGTAGCTTGATTGATTATTAAGTGTGGAATCATTTTAATTGTTTCCACTCCATTCTCTAACCGAATATCTTGAATAGAAATTTGCGGAGGCGCAAGAAATTCAGGTATGGGTGTTGGCGGGAAAAAATCCTCAACTTTTTTTTCTATATTAGGCTTCATAAGCGACTGCTGAATTATGTATCATGCATTTAGTTTCTCCGTCACTTGCAGTTAAGTATTTACCAAATTGTTGAACTCCGTCACCCTTCATGGTAAAATATTGAACATAACTGTCGTAGTATCGATAAGAACAATTATTTGACGTAACATTAGTCTCTATAACCATTTGAGCTTTTACATTGTAATCTTTATCTGGATCCTCATTTAGACTCAACTCAATCGTTATGTCGGCAGTTTTTTCGTTCATAGTTCCATTTGTGGCTAGAATTTTCCACGCGCAAAGACCATCTTGTTCGTTCCAGCTTTTTGTTTCGTAGTTCGGGGGAGTTTCTTCGTCCCCATCTTTGAAGGAGTCTTTTACTACGCCTGAATAAGTAGTTATTGAAGAAGTGATGCTATATGCGGTGGAATTTTTGGTCACTGCATCGCAATCAAATTTCTCTACATATGCTGTTATAGTGCCCCCCGAGCTTACGACATTGCCATTAGTGGTACTATAGCTTGAACAAGTAGTATTACCTTTTAGGTAAGTGGTGTAGCTGCAATCACGACTAGGTGGCCAAGAATTATTAAAGTCTAAACTATTGCTATCCGAACCACATGTAGCATCCAATGGGCAATCAGCCGTAGGTGGACCAATATAAGGACAACCATTTGTGTATGAACTTTTATATGTTGTATTGAGTTTGGGGTCTGGGTATCCACTCCACGTTGAAGAATGTCCACCTACTCCATTAACGCATGAGTCTGTCCAAGTGTTTGTCACTGTATATGTTTTACCGGTACCGTACTCTACGTGGGGACTGGTGTAGGTGCCACTTCCTTCGTACGAGTTTGTAATAGTTTGGGTATCATTAAAGCACGCAACGGAATTTCTTGTAGTAGTCTGTTTAAATACCGAGGTATCGTTTTCCGAATATCCGGACTCATCAGAAATAGTATACTTGAAACCAAATTCCTCAGTATATACATTACTCGAATTAGTATATCGCTTGCAATCAGGCCCAAGAATAAAACTAGTACAAGGCTGGTCTTCTGGTTCGTCTCCATCCGCTGGAGGTGGGGCGACTCGCAAAGTTTTTGTTGTGAGTCTATTTGTAGAACTTACCTCAGAATTTACATAAATACTTGGACATTGACCTCCTGCTCCAACTATCATAAAAAATTTAGAGCCGTCGATACTTGGCGGATCTAATGTAATGACTTGATTTTTTACTCCTGTAAATTCTTGTTCTCCTGTAGTCTGGCCAGATTGGTCATATGTAAATATTTTGTATTTTGTGGCTGCTCTAAGTTTTATTATACTTTTTGATAAAACAGCTGCGCCACGATCTGTTTGCCTTGATGCATACGGAGAGGCACCAGGAGACCAAGCTAAAAGTGCTTGACCACCTGATTGAACTTTTACCTCTCCAGAGGTATTTGGTCCAGGAAGTGAGTTTGCATTAAACCTATTTAATAAGCCCTCTGCTCTTCCTACAGCAGCTTCAATTGTGTTTGTTTCACTTAATGTATAACTACTTGTAATACTTGTTATGGCGTTTCCTTCTTCATCTTTCCCAGCGCAATCCTCTGGTCTAGCTGTGCAATTGTAGCTTTTTTTAGTTTCGCTGCAAGTTTCATTGCAGTCGGATCCTCCAGCGCACGAATACCCATTTGGAGGCAAACCTCTTGTGCAACTTAGCCCTGTGTATTTATCTATTTCTGTTACAATATTAATGGAGCTTGGGGTTGTGCCTCCTCCGCATTGACCTCCTTTAAAGCCAGCACTGCAATCTATTGTATAAGTTAAATATCGGTTGTCGCTAACTTCAGAATTTTTACATTCAAATCCACCATATCCAAACACCGAATGATATACTGAGAAAGACCAAACATCAAACAGACAAGGCGGGCAAGAACACTCATCGATTGATGGAGTATCTTTTGCTACAATTCTCCATATATTTTGACCTGAAAATTCTTCGCTTATACCGACGCATGTACATGTATTGTTCAACATTTTATTTAGTACGTACGCCAAGTCATTCATTTCGCATGCGCAAATTGACCGTGAAGCGACAGGAGGAGCGTCACATTTTTGGCATTTTTCAAATCTATATCTAAAAGTTTCCCAATCAACTGAATCGTCTTTCCCCCATTTTTTATCATTTCGATCTTGGCAGTAATACCAATCTTGTCCCATTCTATGTTTTCCCGTTAAAGCTGGTTTAATTGCATCCCATATATCTTTGAGATGTTTTGCTTTTATAACCTGTGTAACATACCCCTTATATCCTGATAAAGGTTCATGACTGCCAATCCACTTTACTCCACGTTTTTCGTAATTTTGTGGACAATCTTCAGCATTTGCATTGCAGTCAGGATTACCATATGAAACTCCAGATGGCCCAAGTGTGTCAAAAAAGTTAGAATAGTGCCACGCTAAGTCTACCTGGCAACACTCGTTTCTTTCTTCATCGCATGGTGGCCATGAATCACATACACATTGAGTTTTTGGAATGGATAATCCAATGCAGTGATCAACCATATCCATGTAGTCTTCACCCCATTCTCTACCAAAATTACATATACCTCCTTCGGTAGTTCTTCCAACGTAATTTTGAGATTTCCAATAAAGTGGGTCCATATCGCCGCAAGAATTTCCATAGCAACACCTATATCTTGGGTAATGGTCTCCTGATCTATCTAGTTCCCATCCTCCACAACCATAGCACTCGCTTTTTAAATACACAATCCATGGACCATAATCATTAGCAGCGTATTCATAGTCAGGATTTGGTGCAGGTATTCTGTCGTTTATAGTTCCGTCTGTAATAATAAATCGTGTTTGATCAAATTGTGGACTTGCGCCTCCAGTCATTTTTATTGAAAAAAAACCCTCAATTGTTGCAAGTTGCTCTATCTCTTCTCTGTGTCCAGGCTCTCCGTACTTATTTCTTCCTGTTGGAAGCTTAAGTTCCATTCCATATTTATTGCACTCGTCCCATACTTGATTGTACAACTCCCTCAATTGAATTAAATGATACCAGTATACGCACTCCTGCTTCCAAACAATATTACTGCCGTCCCAACCCGAACTCAATGTTGGATTTTCTTCTCCTTTGTCTCCCCAGTCTTCCCAGTTTTCATCAAATTTGCATGCCATAAAAATTACTTAGTGAATTTATAGCTATTAATTATTTGTTTCTTTTTATTAGTATCAGAGTCAACAAATTCAACAACATCAAAATCAATATATATGTATATAGAACCTTTAACTGGTTTATACGAGTAAATCTGTTTACCTTTTTCGTTCAGCTCTACTATATTTTTTACTGGATAGTCTATTTGCCTTTTGTCTCCATATACAGAGCAACCGACAAAACAAATTAAAGTTAAAAAAGTAAATAATGTTATCTTAATGCGCTGCATACTTGTGCTCCTGATAATAGCAATTTTTCCATGTCGCTAAATTTTACAAAAAACCTACCGTTCTTACCGTATTGAGTTCCCCAACTATTAACTCCAAAGAATGTTTCCCATTGGCAGTCTACTCCATAAATCAACCATGCGTGACCTCCCTCATATGTTGCTATAGGCCTTGCGAAACCATTTTGATCTGGATTAGACATAGACGAATACCAATTGCTGCCAACAACAACTGGTCCATTCTCATAAATAAATTTTGCTATCTCCTCTACTGAGAAACCCCATACATACTCTTTAATTAATCCAAGTTCTTTGAGTACTTTTGCTCCAGCTCTAACACTAGTACCATATGAGTCTGGTTCTTCTCCGTCCCATTCATCAATTTTCTGTGCTTTGGAGTAAATTTCTTGTGGAGTTATCTCAGGTAAATTCAAGTCATGAAAAGGACTAGATTGCATGAACTGATACCAGGAATAACCAACGCATTGACTAGTTGAACCTTGATTTAATATATTACCTATTTTCCATGACTGCCTGATGGTGTCATTTATTTCAGGCTTGTTCGCAAACATTAAATATTTTCTGTCACTTTCGTCGTGGCTAAATAATAAACCTTTGCCCACTAGTGGCTGCTCAGACTTATGCTTACTGTTTGTAAACGCTTTGTTGTCGTCGATCATTTTATTTTTATTGAATATTGATGAAGCAATTTGAATTAGCTTTGGTTTTAAATTTGTCATTTTTTAACAGATAGTCAACAAAAAAATAAACGGAGGGGAAAGCCCCTCCGTTTATGCTCTATTAGTAGAGCCAACAACAACAAACACGCTAGAATATCACCAACAATATAAATATATACTTAATGTATTTTTGTTGCAATATTTTTATTTAACAAGGTTCCACTCTTTAGTGCAGATGTGATTAAAACACTCTTGTAGGTCTTCAATTGAGTCAAGTGAGTCAAGTAATGGAAGCGGTGGAGTCCATATACAAATTGCAGTTCCATTTATTTCCGGTTGATGTTTTTCTAAAGCTTTATGGTGAATTGTCTCTCCTGGGTAAAATATTTTTCCAGTTAAATTGTCTTTTACGTATCCGCTAACAACTATAATTTTTTCATCAAACCTATGAAAATGTAATGGAGCTAATCCATTCCCCTCGCAGATAGCTCTCGTACAATGTTCGTCATTGTCTATAAGCATTATTTTTATATTGTCGAATAACCTTCCCCACTTACCACTTATTAAAACTCTAGATATATCAATATCCCCACTGGTATCGTGGTGCGATTCAATTACCCTCGTCTCGTCGTTAATTATTTTAGCAGCTTTTCTTGCCACCTTTCTTAACTTTTGATGAGCTTGCTTAAGCTGTGTTTGAAGATCTATTGTTTCAACCATTTGATTGTCGATTGTTAAGTGCTCTTTCAATTATTGCACATTGGTTAGTTACGTGATCTTTTAATCTAGAAATGGCTAATTCTAATTGAGCTTTGTTTTCTATTGAGCTTGCAGTAATAGCTGGGGCAATGGCTTCAACAACCTGAGTAAGTGATGTGATTGTTGATATATTTTCTTTAGATAAATCCAGTAGTTCCTTCGCGTACACTCTTTCTTTTTCTTTGTAATCTCTAATATCTTTAATCAAAAAATATATCCATCCAACCATTGTAGCAATTCCAACTCCAAACGTCTTAGCTAGTTCTATAAAATTAGGGTCTGTAGGCATTGCTTCTGATAACATAGTCAATAAATAATATATTAATCACTTGATAATATCAAAATAAAAAAAAAGAAAAAGGGCACTATTAAGTGCCCTCTTTAATTTTTAAATATTGTTGTTTAGTTTTTACCTGGTTTTTCCATTCATGAATGGACTTTTGCTCCTAGGTTTAATATTTTTCTTTAATTGCTCTGGTGTAGGTGCCTTAACTTTTTTTTGTGTATTTTCGTTTTCTTCCTCGAGAGCAATAGACAGAGCTTCGGATGTTTTAGACAATGCTAGGCCGTCAATTTTAACTGGTCGTCCAGCTTTGACCAATGTTGACTGAATTTCTTCTGCATACTTCTTGATGATAGTTGCTGGAATTAATCCAATCAATCCGTCAATGATTGCCCACAATAATCCAGTAACTACTGTATCGTTTATGAAGTCTCCTGAGCCTGGAATTTTTGCCGCAAGGTATGCAACAATTGCTGCTGCAGCGAAAGACACACCTTTTTGCAGGTAAGGTCCAAGTTTGCCTAAGGCTATTTTGACTACGAATGTTTCGATAAATGATG